TGTTACCTCAACCATTTGGTCGGGTGCCCACTTAACTTCAGGCTCTTGAACCACACTCATTGTCTTCCTCCAGTTTCAAATTTAGATTTGATAAATTCAAGTTGTTCTTGTGTTAGGATTCTCAAAGCCTGTTTTGCCTTTTCATTACTATAACCATAATAACGTTTGACATAATCAAGATCTTTGATATTATCTTGTCGGAGCCAGGGAGAGAATCTCTTCTTTTTCCTCACAATATTTATAAGAAAATCGTATTGAAGTTTTTTTGGTAAAAAGTGATACTTATTCATTTCATTTGCAAACATCAAAGTATCAATATGTCCAGAAAAACACCGATTAATAATATAAGGAGGATAGTCCTTCTCAGTAGAAGGATCTTCATCAATCAAATGCTTCTTGGTTTGATTAATACTGTTTAACCAATCTTTCAATTCCATTGTTCTTCAATCGGAGTTTTTGGTGTAAGAGAATAATTTGTAACTAGGAGTTCGGTCTTTACATTATCCTGAGTATTCTTGTCTCCACGATGAACCATGGAATACCTCAGTTTCCAATATTCAAGATAATAATCTTTATACAACTCAAGAAGACGATCATTCACATTGTAAGTAATCATGAAGTTATGAGGACATGAATATACATTTTCGGCAAATACTTCATGATCAAATAACTTATGCATCTCAAAATTTTTTCCATATAAAAAATCTTTGATATCATAAGGAGGATCAAGAAATACAAAAGTATTTTTAGGTCCCTCAGCATTCATCACTTTAGAATAATCAATATTAGTGATATTCCAGTTTTTAATTAGTTGTGAGAACTGAGCAAGTTTATCCGCACCAACCAAAGAAAAGTTAGCATTGGCGGCAGTCCTTGAAAAAGTACTATTCTCCGTCAAACCAGAATAACTACACTTGTTCATGATGAAGAAAGCAACTGCTTTCTGAAAATCATCATAAGTATCAATCTCTGAGGAGTACTGATTGAACAAGTCTTTAGCAAACTTATCCTTCTCATCCTGAGTTCCACTCTCAAGCATCTTCTCTTTCTGCTCTCTGACACTCTCTGAGAGGTCCTGACCATGATCACGCAGTTGCTTCCAGAAGTTGTAGAGGGGCACATACAGGTCATTAACCCAGACAGGAATGTCAGGATTTGCCTTGGTTACATCAATAGCAATAGACCCACCACCAATAAATGGTTCACGATACTCGGTGATAATTTTGGGATACCACTTAGAAAGAGTCTTAATTGCTTTCGATTTCCCTCCCGGATATCGGAGAGGTGTTTTCAAAGACTTCAGTGACTTCATAATCAGGTTCATTATATTTTAAAAATTCCCAGAAGGTCAATTTCATTTCCTTCTGTGTCATACCACAATGTTTTGCGGCTGCTGGTAGAGTCATTTTAGCATGGAATAATGCTTCATTTGCCTCTTGAACATTTTGAGGTGTTGTCTTTACTCTTGGTTCAACTAAATTCTTTTCATTAATTTTATACAGGTTCATAAAATACCCCCATAAGGATTATCATCTTTATGAAGAAGAACTCCATCCACTTTTCTAAGTAGTTCCTGCATATCTTTGTGCAATACACGATATCCAGTTCCGACATAAATTTGACCAAAGACCACAGAAATTGTGGCAATTAACCAAAAGTAATAATAAAATCTAGATTTTACTTGTGCCCTAATTTTCTTTTTCATTTGGTTTCATACTCCTTAATTAATCGTTCGACTTGTTTCCTATTTGTTCCGCAAGGAGCATTCTTCAGACAAATAAGAATACAATCCCTATCTGAAATAGGAGGTTTTTGTGTCCATACGATTTTTTCACTCATTTAACTGCTGATGCAAGTTGATGCACATAAGGTTTTTGGTCTGCCATTTTGCCATTCTCATAGGTAGAAGAATAACCATAATCTTTACGATCTTTGTAACCGACCATACGACCCTTTGTATTTTGAAGTGCTGGCATAAATGCAATAAAGAAGAACACACCTGGTGCCCCAATAATCAATGCACTACCAAATATATATCCTGCCAGAAATTCAACAATCGTGTGATTAGCAGCCCATGGAAACTCGGTTTGTGTTAAAAGTTCAATCATTAGAATCCTCCTCCTTTGGTTTTTTTCTTTTGTTTAGGTAATAACTCTTTTAATTCTTTCTCTGTATATTGATCACAGAGTTCTAGCATTTTATCTAAGGCATATTCAAACTGAGAACCCTTACTCATTCTACTAAGTAAATGATGTGCCACATCATATCTCAGTTCTTCAAGTTCATTCTTGTTCACCTGATCTTACACTCCATTCATAATCTTCAATCACGGCATTAGCAAATAATCTATCACTTAACATTTCAATTTCTTTCTCGGCATATTCTTTATCGGGTGCCTCAAAATCAATCTCAATTAGTTTTCCCAATCTCAACTTTTCCATCTTTAAATCAGAAAGTCTTCCACAAGCTTGACGAACTGCATTACCTGCAGAATCATCAACTGCTGCTCTCAATCTAATATAAACCTTTGCTTTAAACTTCATTATTATAATATGCGATAGTTGCGTGAAACTTATCTATAGGATCAATTGTTTCTCCCAGTGAACTTTTTATTCGTTCTTTGACTTCTTCACTACTAATCTCTTTCAAGATTTGCCGAAGTTCGTCATCATCAAACTTGACATAATAGTTATCACGATGTTTCATTTGAATTCACACTCCACCATAATTTCAGTTAGACAAGCAAGCATGTTTATCTCTTGATCCGCCACGAACGCACCCTGATACTGATACTTAGCAAGTACAAGCACAGCAGCGGGAATAGAACCCGGAACCAAGGAATCATAAAGAGCATCGTAAATACGACGCAAAAGGACAGAAGTATCATTGTCCAAGTTAGAAACAATCCACTTCCGGACTTCTGAGAAATTTTTCTCTTTAAGGTCTTTAATAAGTTCATTTACAGCAACATCAGAGAACGTGGCAAGAATACCAGAATCAATTTTACCACTAACAGAATATCTTTGACACTCATTTAATACACGTCTCCAGTCAGGAAAGTGCTTATTGATAAGTTCTACCAGGACCTTGTTATCATATTCAACACCTTCTGTATCCAAGATTTCTTGAGTTCTTTTGAAGAACTGGGCGGCAATGGTTTGACGGTCTCTTCCCCTAATTCCGAATTCAACCACTGTGCAACGGGAATGAAGTGGTTCGAGGATTTTGTTTTTGTAGTTGCAGGTGAAGATGAATCTGCAATTGCCAGCGAACTCCTCAATAAACGCCCGTAGGAGGAGTTGTACATCGTTGGATGTGTTGTCAGCTTCGTCAATGATAATGACTTTGTGTTTAGAATCTGACGTAAGTGATACGGTCGAAGCAAAGTTTTTCGCATTATTTCTGACGGTATCAAGGAATCGTCCCTCATCGGATCCGTTGATGACATAAACATCTACCCCAAGTTCATTACAGAGTGCCTTTGCTACAGTTGTTTTACCAATGCCTGGTGGACCGGCAAGTAGCATATTAGGAATCTCTCCTTTATCTAGGAAAGATTGAAAAGTTTTTTTAGTACTGTCAGGAAGTATACACTCTTCAATAGTTTTTGGTCGATACTTTTCGACCCAAATAAAATCACTCATAATCAAATCCAATCAGGTTTACGTTCAGGTTTGCGAAGATAATTATCTTTCACCCAAAGTTTAGATGCGATATACCGTTTATAGGCAGTAAACGTATCTATTGTATCATCAAATTTCCATTCGTCAGGCATGGCACGAGAAAAATTTTCTGCCTGTGTATGACAGACGATTGCCATTTTTGTTTTACGATGAAATAATTTTTTAGCCTCAAATAAAGTTTGAGCACAGGTGTGAATTTTACCATATCGATAATGATATTCACTTGCCAATGCACAACCATGTTGAATCAACCATGCCGTATTATAAAGAGTTTCTGCAGCCCATTTGGTTGATGGGTGATTACGGAAAGCACCTTTCTTAGTTGAATATGGAGTACCGTCTGCTTTTGGTATTGTACCCCAATCATAATACCATTTCGAAAAAATGATAGAGAGCATCTGGCAAGATTCCAAAGGCATTTTGACAATATGTTTGTCTGGTAATACCATTGCAGAATTTTTTGGACATTGCTCTGTGGCAAAAATATTCATTTTTTTGATTTAATCCAGCAAAATTTGCATAACGAATTTTTGTATCTTTTCTCGGATGGGACATAGCATCCAACTTGAGGACATTGATTTGCTGGTATCATGATACCACATCCAATGCACCTTGTCTCCCACATCTTCATACTAAAGGTCGATTAAAAATTTCAGACACTAAATCTGTAGCACCCATTGCTTCATACATGTAAGTAGCACCAGATCTAGGATTAGTATGCTCCCCACAGGTAAACACATCGCAGACTGCCATTCCATTTTCTGGCCAAGTATGAATACTAATGTGACTTTCGGCAAGAAGTGCTACGGCAGTTACTCCATAAGGATCAAACTTGTGAGAAGAAATATCCAATAAAGTACTTTCAGATAATTGAGCGGCGTTCGCAAGAACATTACGAATATGTGCTTCATCATCCAAGAATCCAAATGGACATCCCTTCAATGTAAAAAGAATGTGTTTCATCCAAATGTAGAGTCTGGTTCTAGAGCAATATAATACTTCAAGTCATGATTAGAATTTGTAAATTGTGACAATAGTTTAGATGAAACAACGACATCATAAGCACCAGGAATAATTTTGATGTTTTCAATCTTGAAATTAAATGTAAACTGCTTATCAGTTTCACCAACAACTTCGGCATACTCAATGGAAGTATCGTTTTTCTTATCACGAACAACTAATTTAATTACACCTGCTTCTCCAACAGCACAAAGATCAGGAAGTTGATATACTGCTGCTGCTTTCAACAACTTTTCAAGTGTCACACTATCCAATTGAAAACAAACATCCTGTGACGGAAGTTGAATTGCTTTCTCGGGAGGAGAGATAATAACATTTGGATCAGCATAAAAATATTTGACCCGGCGTTTTCCCTCACGAATATTAACATAAGAGTCTGGAGAGAAGTCCATTTCAGGATCTTGGTGGAGACTCAGACCATTCAAGAACTGATTTAAATCATAGATTGCAAAGTCACGAGGAAAATCTTCTTTGATTTCTGCCTCTGCTAGAATATTCTTAGCAACAGAAATAGTACGAAGTTGATTACCCTGCTTCACAAGAATAGATTGATTGATGGAAGATAAGTTCGTGAGAATATTCAGAGTTTTTTCAGAGAGTTTCATTGTTTTAGAAGGAAGTTTCATTGATTATAAGTTTCAGTTGGAGGAGCACTCTTATCACTAAAATGCAGAAGAAGAACTGCATAATGCAAAATCTTAATAATATCACGACGAGCAGTGCCCTTCTTATCATATCTAGAGGCATACTTGAGAATGTTAGATCGGCAGAATGCTTCACCATCACCACAAGCTTCAATCAGATCAAGAGTCTGAATTTTATCATTACCAGCAGAAT